CGGCCATTGTAGTAGTCTCCCCCGCAAGACTCTCTGAACTTTCCGGTCCAGAAAGACTTAGCGGTATTCACCTTCAGGCCAAAAGCCTGAAGGAGTTTAACGGTCTCGTGAGCAGCTTCTATGGGTACGACAATATCGTCACCATAGACGCGAATGAGCTGGTTCTCTGTGAGACCAGCTCCGTTTCTCACACGCCTCACAGCCATCTTAGCTATCGTCGCGAAGACGAGAGTTTGGATGGGAAATGTGAGGGCCGACCCCATAGACGCAAACTTGCGGAGCTGCACTCTTGTGCCGTCCTCAAGTTCGCTCGTCATAGACCTGCAGGCCAAGATTCCTCCAAGGAGGAACTTGTGATCTGCAAACAGGGTTTTGACGAGGGCAAGAGATATGCGATCAGAGGCCTCAGAGAGGTCAATGGTTGCATACGAGCCATCCCGACTTCCCGCTTGCGCGAGGAGTTGGTTAGGCTCACGAAACTCGAAGCTCACTTCTGGATGTTTGTACATCCAATTCGTGAACAGGGATGCGAATCCCTGCTGAATGAACTGGTTATAGACCGGTTCGATAGTGATAATTCGAGGGCTCTTGGCCGTTTTAGGAACAGCAATCACCCTTGCGGGTGGTTCTGCTCCAGGGGGGTGCAGTACCATTTCTTCTCCTTCACAGGAGAGGTCGTGGTTAAGGTACTCAGTGGACAGAAAGTATCTTTCGAGTCTTTCAGTCCACTCCTTGTTCCGCCACTTTCCGTTAGACGTAAGTGGTTGGGAAACTGCACCGGGTCCATGCTTTGCGCCGGATAGAAATCCGTCGTGATACATGAACTTCTCCATTCTGGAGAAGTATAGACCCCAAGCTTCACGAGCTGTCCGCCTGAATTCCTGTGAAAGCGATTCAGGGATCAGCTGTGAAACTTCATTGTCCGTTGACACATAGCCATCAAAAGCGGCCTTCAACTTCTCAGGAGAAGGCAACTCTTTGAGCTTTCCCTGCAGATGTAAAATCTGCCGGAGAGCCATGATGGCATCTGTCATCGGATGTGTGAGAAGCACACCTCTGTCGTCGAAAACCATGCTCCAGAATCCGTGTAGAAAACGCGGACGTCTGTCTGTTTTGGATCGAGCTCGTGAGAGCGCCGTTCCTTCCAGAGTGAGCACTTCCAGTGCAAGGGACTGCTCGAAAGCAGAACCAAGTCTTGGGAGTTCCAAGGTGAGAATTTCTTCTCCTCTTGATTCGACCATCGATGTCAATGTTGCGACATCAAGTGAGGTGTCAATGCCCAATAGCCGACCCTGATCTCTCAGGACGGCTATGTGGAGGTCAGTCTGGCTTTTCATACATGGCTCCTTTCTAGGGGTAGTGTATCCAGCTATGACTTCCTGCCTAGCGTATTGCTACGCTGCAGTCACCTGACTCCTACGTGTTGCCACGTAGGTCACCATGATGGCGAAAGTAGCTGAAATGGCTGATGTGAGAAAAATCATCATCATCCAAAGCAGTGTTTCGTTCATCAATTCTCTCCAGCAATCAGCTTGATAAGAGCTGCGTTGGAAGAGGCGGTGAGATACGTCAGGAGTGCAACCGCAAGGTCTTTCTGCTCTGCAGCAGAGAAACCCGTCGGGGGCACATCAATCGTCACCGTGACACCACCCATCACCAGGACGTTCGTCGTGGTAATGAGGGGATCGGTAGTGACCTTGGAATAAGTGAGACGCGCCGAATGGCGGTTTCGCTTTCCGTAGGTCGTACCGGCGGTGAGAACCGTCTTGGCGTCGTAGTTAGAGAACTTTCC